AGATATTTCTTGATAGTCAGTATTTGCCTCATTATGTGGAACAAAAGACACTTTTCCAGATTGATATGTAACCTTGTAACAAGTAAAACTTTCTTCAAAGTATTTTTTTTCTACAGTGTCAATCATAATTCTGCTTCCATTTCTATATTATTACTTGAAGAACCATCTGGATTTCTTATATAACCTGGGTCACCACCTGTAAGACTACTTCCAGAAAAATTTATAAAGACTTCTTTTTCTGAAACCGCTGTCGAATTCAATGTTAAATTTTTTGTACCACCAGGTGTTCTATAGGCTATTGTTCCGTTTTGAGAAACGGTTGGACCTGTTCTCATCACAACTGGTAAAATAGTTGGATAAAATACTTCACTTGAATTAGCTGAGTAACACATTCCGTTTGCCATGTTACATGAAGTAGGTGCTGTTGACCCAAATTTTTGATAATACCTCATACATTTTATTAAGTTAGTATCGAAATTTTCAAAAGGAAAACTAGGTATCGTGTTAGTATCGAACTCACCAATTTCTAATTGCACTCCTGTAATAGCCCAATCATTATCTGTGCTATCTGCTATGTTAACATGACCACTAGGTAAGGCATTTGCATTTGAATATGCACCCCAAGTTGTTTGTTGTGTGCCACCTGTAAAGTTTGAACCTGCACCTAAATACCATCTTAAATCTAAACTTACTGCATTGTCATTATCCATAGCACCTGTTGTGTCAGCAGGAAAATTTAAAACTTTTTTCTCCCAAGTGTCTGCTGAAGATATCGTATAGTTTTGTGCAACAAATCTAGTGTTATCATGGTCATAAAAAGCAGTGGTAAAAGTTCCTGTTTTATTTGATTTAACCCAAAATGTAACTGTAAGTTTTTCAGCATTGGATGTGCCTTTTTTTAATCTGCGAAGCTGTTGTCCTTCAAATTTTTGTCTCACATATAAACTGTCACCTGCAGCAGGAGAGGCATCAGCAGTGGTGCAATCCATTCTAAATGATTTTATAAACCCGTTATTGTAAGCGTTACCGCTTGTCAAACTTTCTTGTGCAATAGTCCAAGTCCCTAAGGTTGTAAGATTTATGTGCCACCTATCACAAGCATAATATCCTGATGCTGTTTTACCTGTCTGACTTGTGGCTCTTTGTGATATTTGCATATCTCCATTTATAATTAGAGGAGTTACGATTCTACTTCTATCTAATCCTGCATCTGTTACTTTTGTAATACTCATCTATCCTCCTATCCTTTACTATATTTATCCTTTACAGCTTTTATTGTAGCTTTCCACCCATCTATTCCATTATGGTACAGGTCATCTAATTGGTCAACAACGCTAGGGTACTCTGCTCTACGCTTAGATTTGTAGCTATCATTTTCTAAATCCCATGCGTCTTGTAATGCTTTTAATCCATTTGTGCAATCTTCTTCTGAGGGTTTTGACTTTGAACTGTCATGTATTATTAAATTTGAATAAACTTTATTTTTACTATCACTCCACCCAAACCATTGTCCACCATGTAATTGAACTAAATAATCTTCTAATGTTTCTGGTCGCATCTTATGTGTCTCCTAATCTTATAAATGTAGCATGAGTATAATTTGAAGTTGAACTTCCTTGCCAACTTATATAAGTACCCCCATTTGTTGCAAATTTTACTTTTACATTACTGGTATTAGTTACATCAATATAAGCTGATGTTTGGACTGCATCACCTCTATTTGCATCTGCTCCAGAGGGGGAAACTGCAACATCAGAATAATCAGAATTATTTGTTGTACATTGTATTATTGCTAACGCACTACTTGTTGCACTACTTAAATCAAAAGGAGCAAAAAAAGTTACATAATATACACCTGTTGATGAAAAAGTAAAAACACCACTTGATTGTGACATACCCGTACCAATTTTACCAAAACCTGTGCTATCGTTTCTTTCCCAATTTGCAGTTATTACTTCTGTGCTACCATTACTTGAATTTGAAAAAGTAGAAGTAACTCGCCATTGGTCAGCTTCAGTTATACCAAGACCAGATGTTTTAGCTGCAGTGACTGCATCATCTGCTATACCACCTGTTGCTATTTGTGATTTACTCATCTATCCTCCTATGGTTTAGTAGGCCAAGTTGCGTTCTCGCACTTCTCTACTGTATCTTTTCCTGCAGGTAAATCTCTTAGACTTTGTCGATATGTTTTCATATCATCACTAAGAGTATTATCTGATAAAGCTAGATAATCTGTCTCTGCTAATAATCTGTTTCTTTTATTTCTTAATTCAGCCAAGGCTCTAGCAGGTGCTGCGTCAGCCCATGCCTGTTCTTCAGCATCTCTCGCTGTTTCTTCGTCTGCTGTGAACTGTACTTTAGTTCCATTTATATTATGATATCTTGGCATTTATCCTCCTTTATATCAAGTTTTCTAGTTAATTCCATACATTTCTATTGTACCTGAGTCTATGTTTCCGCTAGACATACTAAATTGCACTCCATCTATAGCTGCTGTAACATTACAGTACCCTGCTAAAAATGCATCTTGAGCAGCATTATTTCCTTCTATTGTTATAGACCTAGCCATAAAATGTTTTACAAAAGTAGTGCTACTAGGGTCAAATAAAAATAATTCTCCACAAATATGTTGGTCAGCATCACTACCCACAAATCTATCTAGGTTAGCTGCACTTGTACTTTGTGCTAAATCACCACTAGTATTGTAAGACACTTGTGCTTCAGAATCATCTTCTTTATGAGATGCTTGAAAAAAACTTGTTGTTTTAGTGGCATCAAAATTACTCCCACCATCTCTAAAATTTATTAAAAAATTTTTTCTATCTTCTGAACCATGTATATTAATAAACCTAAACTTATATATATTATAAGTATTATCTATATTACTAGTAAAACTTAATGTGCTACTACTAGATGCTGTTAGTGTAGCTAATTTTTTTTCTGGATAATCTATTGTTGATACAGAGTTAGTTCCTGTAAAAGCATAATTAGCAGTTAAGTCCATTGATGCAGGTTGTATCTTACTTAATGCCATATAATGCTATCCTCCCTGAATCTATGTTACCAGTGTTAAACTTAAATTGTACTGCGTCAATTGCTGATGTGGTGTTTCCATATCCTGCATTAAACCAATGCCAAGCATAATCAATATGAGCATAATTATGACTCTCTGTAATATAATGTTTAACATAAGTTGTAGAACTTGGATTAAATAACCATAAGTAAGCAACACCAGATTGGTCATTATCATTTCCCCAGTTATTACTAAAATTTTCGTAACTTGTAGATTGTGCTAAATCTTGTGTTGTTTGATAGCCTAATGCAGTTCCCCCATCTGCCTCTGCGTGTTGAGCATTAAAAGCAGAGGATGTTTTAGTCACATTATAACTACTGCCACCATCTGTTGAAAAATTAAATAAAAATTCTATCCCATCATTAGCAGGATGAATATTTATGAATCTAAATAAATATGTTTTATAAGTATTATCTAACACTACACTATTAGAACCATCAACAAAACTAATATTTGAATCTGAACTTGCATCAATATTCTTAATTAAAAATAATTTTTGTGTAGATACAACCCCAGTCACTGTGCCTGTTAGAGCATAATTATCTGTCAGGTCAAAAGAGTTTGCTGCTAATTTACTAAGTGCCATTATACTACTCCAAATAAATCTATTGTTCCGCCTTGTATTTCACCAGAAGACATTTTAAATTGCACTGCGTTAATTGCTGATGTTGTATTAAAATATCCTGCTGTAAAATAATTAGTCGCTTGAGGAGGACTTTGAAAATTCATACCTGATAATTGACTTACATAATGTTTGACAAAAGTTGTGCTACTAGGATTATATAATCTTAAAGTTCCAGAACACGATGCATCATCTGCATTTCCTAGTCCTTCATTTATAACAGCAAAAGAAGTACCTTGTGCCACATCATTATCAACATACCCAAGAAAAGTAAAACTGCCATCTTCTTTGTGAGCAGCCCTAAAATTAGTGTTTGTTAATGTTACCCCATAACTGCTGCCACCATCGGTGCTAGTCTGAAATGTTAAATGTTTATCATTTGTTTCACAATGTATATTATTAAACACAAACAGATATTCTTTATATGTAGAATCTATACCACTAGTAAATGTTGCAGTAGCATCAGAACCATCAGAAGTAAATGTGCTGATTAATACTAAAGGTGTTTCATCAGCTAATCCCGATACTGTGCCACTAAAGCCAAATGTACCTGCAAGATTTAAGCTATTGGCTTTTATCTTGGATAGTGATGTAGAGGCTGTTGCCATTAACAGTGTAGGCTACAAGGTACAATATAACTTCCGTCTGAGTATGTTTCTATCTTTGTTGTAGATAAAACTTTAGCGACAGTTGACGCTCTCATAATATCATCAGCTTGTACTTTACCTGTGCCATCTCCTTTTGATTGTATTAAGTCTCCTTTTGAAACTGTTTCGTCTTTATGTATTCTAATTACATAAGTACCTGTTTGTGCCACATACATATCATTGACTGTGTCATCATCATTATCCCAAGATACAAAAACACCATAAACATTTTTAGCATCTACTGTATCGGATATTTTTGATTTAGTGTGTTTGACATCACCCTCTTGAATAATGGTTGCTTGATAATCTGTTCCTTCATAACTGTAAGTAATCACATCACCAACACTTTCACCATCACCTAAAGCATAACTTTCTTTTTTATTTATTGTATTTCCTTCATTATCAGTAATATCAAATTGAACTTGATACCAATCCATCATCTCATCAAGAGATTCTAAAATAGTACCTTTTAAAATTGATGGTTTAGAATTATCACTTAGTCTTGACCAGTGAGTACCTGTAAAACCATTATAAGAAACTGTCGTACCTGATACGGAAATAGTTCCTTCTTGTGTGCCATCTTGTCTTAAATCAATTAAATTACCATCATTTACTAATCTATTGACAAATAAAGCATTTTCTGAATCTCTTGCTACTTGTAAATACACACTTCCTGTTGCAGCATTAGAAATATTAAGACCACCTTGCCCAGAACCAGAATTATTATAAACAGAGGTATCAGTCGTGTTTACTAATACATTACCAGAACCATCTATACGCATACGTTCTGATGCAACAGAACCAGAAGGGTGTGTGTAAAATGTCATAAACTTAGAAAAGTTACTGCCACTTCCATCTTCAGCCTTTAACCTAATTTCTCCAACTGTACCATCTGTATAGACTGCAAAATTAGTATTATTAAAACCAACAATTAAATTGTTAGAATCATCTGCCCCAGAAACTTCAATTTTGGCACTAGGCGAACTTGTACCAATACCTACATTACCAGAACTATCTATTATTGCTCTATCAGTTCCTCCTGTTTTAAAATCTATTTGGTCATCAGTATCAGCAGTTATGGAGGTATCACCATCTTCGTCTAAAATTAATTCAACACCATTCATATCAATACTACCACCTACAGGTGCAGTAATTGTTCCTACTGCTTTTG